GGGTTAACACACAACACATACCCTTTAGGTTCTTACCTTGCTTGGTTGCAGGACTAGCTTATTACCTAGCAATAAAGATTCCAGAAGCTGGGGATAGAGTGCAGTTTTTAAAACAAGAATATGAAGAGCAGTGGTTACTCGCATCTACTGAAGATAGAGAAAAAGCTACACTAACTATTGCACCAAGAAGTTCATACGTATAAGGATAATAAAATGGCAGACCCAAAAAAAGAAAAGATGACTCCAACTCAAGAAGCATATGCAGAGGGTATAAGAACTGGAAAAAAAGCACCTGTTATAAGAAATATGGCTAAGGGATTATCTAAAGCAGTATCTACACCTAAAGAAAAAAGAATGATTGATAAGGGTTATAGTGATATACGCAAAGCTGTAGAAGCAGAAGCTAAAAGAAAGAGGGTGAAAAAAGCTGCTGGAGGCATGTTAAAAGCTGCACCAAATAAAGGGGTTACAAAACTACCTAAAGATGTACGAAACAAAATGGGCTTTATGAAAAAGGGTGGAGCAGTACACACTATGCCCGACGGCTCTAAAATGAAAGGCGCTAAACACGGAATGAAAGCTGGTGGATATGTATTAAGTGCTGAAGACAAAGAAAGAAAGAAAATATTTGAGTCCTCACCCCCTGCAAGAAGAAAGGCTGCAAAAAAGATGAAACATGGTGGTGCAGTTAAAGGCAAAAAATGTAGAATGGATGGCATAGCTGTTCGTGGTAAAACTAGAGCTAAACAAAGAAGCAAATAATGAGCAATAAGTACACCACTAATAAGAACGCACTTGCGGATTGTGATATTTGTGGCTTTCAATATAAACTAAAGACATTAAAAAGTTTATTTGTAAGAAAGACTAAGACAAACATATTAGCGTGTACCGAGTGTTGGAACCGAGATCAACCACAGAACATGCAGGGGATGTACCCGGTCGAAGACCCACAAGCTGTACGTGATCCACGACCAGATAAAAGTTTTACGGAAGCGGGACCATATAGTAGTAGAGATATACAATGGGGGTGGAACCCTGTAGGGTTTGCTAATCCTTTAGATTTACCCGGCATTCCAGATAATTTAGAGGGTGACGGAGAAGTAGGGACTGTGACCATAACAACAACTTAGGAGAAAGAAATGACTGAATATACACAACCACAAAATGTACCTATACCTAACGTAGCAGGTTACCCAGAGAAGAATGTTAAAACCACTGGCGTTGTAACAAGGGGTAACGGCGCAGCTACTAAAGGGAAAGTAGCTCGTGGCCCATTAGCATAAGGATAAGTAATGAATTACACAGAATTAATTGCAGCAATAGAAAGTTATACAGAGAATTCTTATTCTACTGCGGACGTAAATACGTTTATTCAAAACGCTGAGCAAAGAATATACAATACGGCGCAGTTACCTGATTTACGTAAGAATGTAACAGGGACTATGACTAGTGGGAATAAATACTTTTCTTTACCTTCTGATTGGCTATCTACTTTTAGTATTGCGGTGATTGACCCGGCAACCAATGCATATACCTTTTTACTAAATAAAGATGTTAATTTTGTTAGAGAATCTTTTCCTGATACTGATGCACCTTTTTATGGTAAGCCTGAGTATTACGCTATATTTGATGATACAACCATGATACTAGGACCAACACCTGATGCAAATTATGAATCTGAGTTACATTATTACTATTATCCTGAGAGCATTGTCATTGCTGGCACTTCTTGGCTTGGGAATAACTTTGATACTGCACTCCTTTATGGTTCATTACTGGAAGCAGCTGCGTTTATGTTGTCAGAACCTGATACAATAGCTAATTATACGGCTAGGTATCAAGAAGCAATGGGGTTATTAACTAACCTCGGTGAAGGTAAAAACCGACGTGATGCTTATCGAAGTGGACAAGCTAGAATTCCCGTTCCAGGTACAAGCCGTCGTATAGGATAATTTTAAATGAAAGGAATAAAATGGAATTAGGTAATATAGATTTTGAAGTACATACAACATCGGGTCGGGGTCATACACCAGAAGAAGTAGCAGAGTTTGCTTTAGATAAGATTATGTATGTTAGCAAGGATGCAAACCCTCTCATAAGAGAGCAAGCAGAAGCATTTAAGGGCTATATTAGACAAGTTCTGATAAAATACTTAAAACAAGCGGTGCAGTCAGACCGCACAACTTTAGCGAATCGATTGCGTGAAGCAGGACATTCAGATTTAATTAAAATTTTGGAGATTTAACATGGCAATTTCACAAGCAATGTGTACATCATTTAAAGTTGAGTTGCTTAGCGGCGGTCACAACTTTAATACAACAAACGTAGCACGAACTGTAAATACACAGGATACATTTAAAATCGCGCTGTTTACATCAGCAGCAACATTAGGTGCAACTACAACCGCATATTCAACATCAAATGAAGCGTCAGGTACAGGGTACTCAGCAGGTGGTAATACACTGGCTATATCACAAGTGCCTACAAGCACTTCAACTACTTCGTGGTTAGACTTTACAGACACAACTTGGTCATCAGCTACAGTTACTGCTAACGGTGCTTTGATTTATAATAGTAGTTATAGTGATACCTCTGTGGCCGTACTAGCATTTGGTGGGGATAAAACTTCAACTGCAGGTGATTTTACAATCGTATTCCCAACAGCTGATTCAACAAGCGCTATTATTAGAATCGCTTAAATAGGAGCGGTTAATGGCTTCGTCTGCTAGCTACGAAGGGTGGGGTAGAAATACCTGGTCGTCAGGGTCCTACGGTTCACCTATGATAGATGTTTTTGTAGACGCTGTGTCTGCAAATGCAACGCTGGGCGACGAAACTGTAAATGCCGCTGCCAATGTAAGTGTAAGTGGAGTATCTGCAACTACTCAACTAGGCACAGCGACCACTACAAGTAACAACACTATATCTGTTACCGGTGTTACTAGCACTGGAGCCATAGGCACAGTTGATATTAGGATTATCTATAATGAAGAGGTTACCGGTGTTACTGGCACTGGAGCCGTAGGCACTCAAAGTTTAATAACTAATAACAATGTTTCTGTTACTGGATTAGCAGGCACTACACAACTTGGTACTGAAAGTGTAAATACAGGTCAAAACATTTTGGTATCAGGCGTATCTGCTACAGGCGAAACAGGTACAGTTAATATTGATGTAGCTTATGTAGGTTGGGGCGCTGGTCCTTGGAGTGAGGGCCCTTGGGGCACAGACACAATATTTATTCTTGTCAATGGTGTTAGCGCTACTGGGGCTGTTGGAGATGAAAGTGTTACTGCTGACGCTAATGTAACATTAACAGGGGTTGTAGGAACTACTCAACTAGGCACTGCCACAACAATAAGTAACAACACTATATCTGTTACCGGTGTTACTAGCACTGGAGCCATAGGCACAGTTGATGTTCAAGGCCAACAAAATATTAGCGTTACAGGTGAAGAAGCTACATCTGCATTAGGCACTGTAACAACAATAAGTAACAACAATATATCTGTTACTGGGTTAGTTGGCACAACACAGCTTGGTACAGCTACCGTCGAAGCCGACGCTAATGTAAATGTAACAGGTGAAGAAGCTACAGGAACTTTAGGTACCATATCGGTTGAGACCGACCAAGTTATATCTGTAACAGGCGTTCTTGGTACTATGCAGTTAGGTACGGCAGAAGTTGACGCTGCTGCAAATGTAAATGTGACAGGTGTTCTTGGTACTATGCAGCTAGGAAGTGCCAGTGTTATAGGTGCAGCAACAGTTAATGTAATAGGGGTTGAAGGCATAGGCGAAGTTGGCAACAATATATTTACTTTAGTGTGGGGTGAAATAGATACATCACAAACCCCCAATTGGGTTAAAATTGCAGCATAAATATAAGGACAAGATATGTTAATTGAATCAAAAACGGAAAAAGATGGTAGAATAGTAAATAAATACGAAGTGCATTTAGAATGCGCTGAATGTGGCATGAATGTAGATGCCGAAGAATACAAATCAGGAACCTGCTCTGATTGTGGTGCCGCGTGGAATGGCAAGCAACATACCAAAGTTCACGTAACAAGTGTGCCTGCAAGCGGTGGAACTAGCTAATTAGGAGAAATAACAATGGCAAGCACATATTCAGATTTAAAATTTGAGCTCATAGGTACCGGCGAACAGTCTGGTACATGGGGCACTACTACTAATACAAATATTGGTACGGCAATCCAAGAGGCTATTACAGGCTCTGGTGATGTTACCTTTGCGAGCGGGGCGGTAGCACTTACCCTAACTAATTCTAATGCAGCCCAAACAGCCCGCAATCTGCGTCTTAACTTAACAGGTACATCAGGTGGGGCACAAAATTTAACGGTTCCTGATATTGAGAAGTTCTACCTTGTTAACAATGGTTGCGCCGATGCTATTACGGTTAAAAACTCTACCGGTGCTACCGTTGCAGTCCCCGCAGGTAAAGCCATGTTGTTGTTTAGTACTGGATCAGCGATTGTAGACGCGGTGTCACACATGTCTTCAGTAACCCTAACTACAGCTTTAGCTGTTTCATCAGGGGGTACAGGCTCTACAACAGCAGGTGGTGCTAGAACTAATTTAGGATTAGGTGCTTTAGCTGTATTAGCCCAAGTAGATACGGCTCAGATTGTTGATGATGCAGTGACTACTGTAAAGATTTTAGATGCTAATGTAACAGATGCAAAAATAGCTACTATGTCATCTAGCAAACTATCAGGTGCTTTACCCGCTATTAGCGGAACAGCTTTAATAGGAATTGCAGTATTAGATAATTATTCTACATTTGTGAATTCAACTGAATTAGTTACAGTATCAGCAACAGCAGCAACAGGAACAATTAATTATGATACTAATACGCAATCAGTAGTTTATTATACAGCAGCCGCAGTAGGCGATTGGACTGTTAATTTTAGAGCATCAAGTGGTGATTCATTAAATTCTGTATTAACTACAGGAGAAGCTATTACCTTAGTTCATTTAGTAACTCTAACAGGTGCTGAATATAGAAATACAGTAGTTCAAGTAGATGGAGTAGGAATTACCCCAAAATGGCAAGGTGGTGCAGCGCCAACAGAAGGTAATATTAATAGTATAGACTCATATACTTACACACTAATTAAAACAGGAGATGCAGCATTTACTATACTTGCTGCTTTAACACAATATGCCTAGACTATCATCATTAGCAAATAATTCAGCTAGGGGTTTTGGGATGCTCACTTTTTTTGAGCCACCTTATGATGTTGATATTGAGTACCTCGTTATTGCTGGTGGAGGTGGTAATGTAGGACTTATGGCGGGAGGTGCTGGTGGGTATGTAGAAGGTTCAATCACAGTGGTAAACAATACTGTGACGACAGCAACTGTCGGAGCTGGACTTGGTGGTTCATCTGGGTCGGATAGCACTTACAACATTGTTACTGCTTATGGTGGGGGCAGTGGAGCGACTAACGGAGGCTCAGGTGGTGGTGGTGGTGTCACAAACGGTTCTTCAAATCAAGGTAACTCTATCCAGACAAGCCCAGTAGGGGGTACTGGATATGGATTTAGAGGTGGTAATAAAGTTTCTGGAGGAGGTTATGCTGGCGGTGGTGGGGGTGGT